GGTTTCGCCCGTAAGTCCACCATTCTCAGTACCACGAATGGCTACCGTCCTTTCGGGCACCTCTGGAGCCCTTTATTACAAGCCAGCTGGCACATCTGGAACCTTCAAGGCTGCAGATGTCACCAACGCGAGCAATTCCATCAATGTTGGAACGTTTCTGAACTTCAAAGTAAACGACAAAGTTTCGTTTACTGCTGGCGGGGGCACTCTCCCCGGTGGCTTAGCTGAAGGAACTCCTGTTTTTGTTCTGACCTATACGGCTTCTACCGGAGCAGCCACATTTGCTGCTACGGCAGGCGGCAGTGAGCTTGCGTTGGCAGACGACGGAACTGACGGCACGAGTGCTTTCACGATCAAGTTTTCTGAGTTCCAAGCAGTTGCAAACGTGCGCTCTTGGAACTTTGAAATAACCCGAGATGAAATCGATGTGACAAGCATCGGTGGCACGTTGGGTCAAAGCGCACCATTCCGAACCTTCATCTCTGGCTTTGCGGATGGCACGGGTTCAGCTGAGGTTTACTTCACTGATGACGACACCGGCATTTCGGCTCGTTTGATTGAGGACGTTACCCAGCGCAACCAAGCTGGTGCAACGTTCAAGTTGTATATGGATGCAGTTGTTTCAGCTGGTACGCCAGATGATGCAGCCAGTCGTTCCATCTCAATGGAAGCAGTGCTGACTTCTGCAAGTTTCTCAGTAACGCCAGACGATGCTCAGGCGATTTCGATCAACTTCCGCCCAACATCAGCTCCTACATTCGACTTCGCTAAGAGCTAATAGTCGATTGACGATAAACAGACCCCTGACATTGTTAGGGGTTTTTTTAATGCTAGTGTAGTGGCACAATCAGTTTTAACTCATGGCATTACGCGCCATTGATCGTCTTAAGAAAGCCGCAAATCTAGAGGCAACAAAAAGAGTAGTTACTCTTTCTGATAAGACTGAGTTTGAGATGTGGGTAAAGCCTTTGACGATGGCAGAGCGTGAGCGTGCTCAAAAGCGTGCTGGATCGGACGACGCCAATGCGTTTGCTTTGCAGTTGCTGATCACCAAAGCTAAAGATGAGATGGGAGAGTCTTTGTTTTTGGCTGGTGAAGTCGATGTGCTCAAGAACGAAGTGAAGGACAAGGATTTGCAATCCTTGATGCTGGCAATCTTGACTGATGACGAAGAAGAGGCCATCGACCCAAAAGCCTAGAAGCCGAGCTTCAGAAGGACAACTGGCTCATGCTGCAATTTGGTGTCGCCAAAGAGCTTGGCATGAGCTTGTCTGAAGTTCGCACCACGATGACGCAAGAGGAGTTGCTTGGTTGGAGCGCCTATTTTGGCGTGATCAATGCAGAGCAAAAGAAAGAAATGGATAAGGCGCGGCGTAGGCGTTAAACTTAGGCATCGCAGTGCGCTGAAACCGTCGTGGCCTATAGAGCTGAGATTGAGATTGGCGTAAAGGGCGCGAATAGATTACGAGATTTACAGCACAGAGTCAGCAATATCTCAAAAGAGATAGATCTTTTAGGAGCTAGAGATTTATTTGAAAATAAAGCGATTCAAAATATACAAACTTATAATAAAACGCTTAAAGACGCTGCAGATAATTTAAAAACAGTCTCGTTTGCTTCTCAAAAAGCTGCAAAAGCAACTTCTACAGAAACTGCAGCTGTAGAAGCTTATGTTGACGCTTTGCTTGAGGCTGGGGGTGCTCAGACACGCCAAAACAGGTTAATTGACGAAGAAATTACGAGAAGGACAGGAGCTACTCAAGCGTTAAAAGCATATAACGCTGAACTTGCTGCTCCTACGCAACGCGGGGCACAAACCACAATGGCTGGTTCGTATCTTCGCGGTCAGCCTACATTTGGTCCAGAACCCGCTCCAGGCTTTGACCCAGTAGCTGGAGCGGCTAGGACTAGAGCCGCTGCTTTGGCGTCAGAAGCTATTGCTAAAGGCAGAGAAGCCGAAAGGCTTGCACAGAAACAAATAGAACTTGTAGGCAAGGTAAATCAAGCTGATCGTCGTGCTTTTATCGAATTAAATAACGACAAAATTAGAGGTATTCAGAAACGACTTGATGCAGAGATTGACGCTATCGGGACGAAGCTTAGTGCGGCTATAAAGGCTGATAATGCAGAAGGGGCAAAGTTCGATCAAGAATTGGCTCGCAGGATACGAGTAACTACGGAAGCTGAAAAAATATATTTACAGATACGCGAAGACAGCGAAAAGCGCATAGAAGCTAGACGTAGAGCAGGTTTGGCGGCAGCTAAAAAACTAGAAAACGATATAGCACAGCAAAGGTCTGATAGAGCAACTCAAAGGAGTAATGCAATCAGTAGTGGACTTATTGGTGGAGCGTTCCCCTTACTGTTTGGGCAAGGCGGTGGAGCCGCAATTGGTGGTGGTATAGGTGGCTTTGCGGGCGGCATGATTGGCGGCCAAATGGGCTTTGCGCTGTCTTTGGTTGGCACTCAGTTTGGAGCGTTTGCCGATCAGATTGTTGCAGGTGGCGCAGAGCTTGGCCAAGCACTTAACCCGCTTACAGCTGATATTGAAGCTTTAGCCGACGCCGCAGGTTTTGCTGGGACTGAAACGGGTGTAGCTTTGCAGGCCATAGAACAGCTTGGCACGCAACAGCAAGCTCTTGAGGCTGCAACTGCACTTCTAGCGGCAACTGTTGGGAACGAAGGCGTGGATGCCCTTAATAGTTTTGGTGCAGAAACTGCAGATCTGGGGAATGAATTTGCAAGAGCTATGACGCAAATGCAAACAGCAGCAGCCAGATTCTTTGCAGGTATTCCAGGGTTTATAGCAAACGCACTTAAGGCCGGAAACGATCTACAAGCTGGCTTAAATTTAGACACTCCAGAAGCAAGAGAACTCCAAGAAAGGAGAAATGAGCTGACAGGCGTTGATACTGTTGGAGCGGCAGGTGGAATGGGTGGTTTATCTGCAGAAGATATGAAAGAGTTAGTAGGTATTGAGAAAAGATTAACAGAACTTGGGCAAGAAAGAACTGCAGAGGCACAAAGGCAAGCTAAGTTAACTGCTGAAGAACTTCAACACAAAACTCTTCTGCAACAACTTGGCGTAAAAGACTCAAAACTTCAAAAAATAGAGGGGAAATTAGCTAAGATAAAAGCAGACTATACAAATGAAAATTTTGTTAACTTAACCAGGCAAGCAATAATTAGAGAAGCCGACATTGAGCGAGAAAAAGCAATAGAAACTGTAGGCAGAGATGAGAACGGTAATATAAAAGACCGCGCAGCACTTCTTATAAAAAATGGACAAATTACGCAAGCTGCTATCTCGCAACAAGCAGATCTTACTTTAAAAGTCAATAAAGCTCTTGAATCGAGAGACAAAAAATTAGCTCGTGAAACGTCAAGGACTGGGAAGCAGACCGAGCAATCTCGTGCTCTTACAGCTAGTTTGGAGCGACAGTTAGCCCAAAGCAAAGTAGCAGGCACTGAGCAAGCTAAAAAGCTTGCAATAGAGCAAAAGTATGAACAAACAATAGAAAGAATTGCCAAGCTGAAAGATCAAAGTAAAGCACCAGAGCAACAAGCATTAGCCCTTCAAATCAAAACAAACGCTGAGGCAAAGCTTGCGTTTGATCAAGAGCAAAAACGTACAAAAGCTCTTAGAGATGCAGTCGCTCCACTAAAACAAATACAAGACAGTCAAGCAGCAAACCTTGCTTCTTCCAAAGAATACAATCGCCTAATCATGGAAGGCGTGCTTCCCGCTGAAGCAAAGAGAATCGTTGAATACAACAAGCAGGCTGCTGCGTTGATACGACAGAAAGATGAGTTAATCAGAATTGCAGAAGCAAAATTGCTTTCGCTTGATATAGATAGCGAGCAGGCCAAGGCTCTTAGGAAGCGAATAGATGATTTAAAAGAAGAAAGAGGTTTGATTGAGGGTAAGGCGGCTGAAGGGCCTGGCAAAGGCAAGACGCCTGAAGAAAGAATTAGAGATCAGATCGCTACAATTCAGGGCGGATTAAATGACCTGCTTGACCCAACTAACCGAATAATTGAATTGTCAACCACGATTGGGGATGCGTTCTCTGAATCGTTTAAGGGAATTATTGACGGAAGCATGAACGCCCGTGAAGCGTTAGCGAATCTGTTCCAAAGAACAGCAGATCATTTCTTGGATATGGCTGTGGAAATAATTGCAGCTCAAGTGAAAATGCAAGCACTGAAAATCGGATTGAGCTTCTTTAGCGGTGTACCCGGTATTCCCGGGAAGGCTAAAGGCGGTCCTGTTTCGGAAGGCTCTCCTTACATGGTTGGAGAGAAAGGCCCTGAGCTATTTGTCCCAAACACTTCTGGCACAATCATTCCAAACAACAAGCTTGGTGCTAGTAGCGGTGGTAGCGGAGTCAGCAGCACAAACGTTGTCGTTAACGTTGATGCCAAAGGCAGTTCCGCTTCAGGTGACAGTGGTGCCGGTAAGCAGCTCGGAGGGTTGATTGGAGCGGCTGTGCAGGCAGAATTGATCAAGCAACAGCGACCTGGAGGCTTATTGTCCCGCTAATGAGTACCTTTCCTGCTTTTGATCCCGCACCAGGGATGACCAAGCAAAGCGCACCGCAGGTGCGTTCAATTGCTTTTGGCAGTGGTTACAGCCAGCGTGCAACGTTTGGCATCAACCAGGACCCCAAGATCTATAACCTGACCTTTCGGGTTTCTGAAACGGAAGCTGACACCATCGAAACATTCCTAGATGCTCGCGGTGGGGTTCAAAGTTTTGATTACACGCCACCAGGCGAAGCAGCCAGCAGTAAGTTTCTTTGCCAGCAGTGGACAAAGACAATTTCTTTTGTCGATCGAGCTGAAATCAACGCTACTTTTGTCCAGGTATTTGAGGTCTAATGGCTTATCCCTACGCTTTACATAAGTGGGAAGCTGAAAAGGCTTATGCGGTTGGTGACGTTGTTCGTGCCAACCCCATAAAAGACAACACGCTTGGCTTCAAGTGCGTTGTTGCTGGGACGACAGACAGCCTTGACACTTACTCCACATTCCCTAATCAAGAGCCTGCGTTTCCGTTCAAAATTACGCAAACGTTAGTTGATGGGACGTGTACTTGGGAAGCATTTGAACCGTTAGCTGAAGAACTGCTTAACCTTGCGCCAACAGCGGTTATTGATTTATTTGAGGTGCATCTAACGCCAGAAATTAATGGAGGGAGCGCAATTACTTTGTATTACCACGCAGGCACAAATGGCCTAACAGAAGAAATTAAATTTGGCGGCCAAGCATACCCAGCTGTACCGGTTGAAGTTGATGGGTTTGAGTTTTCAGCGAGAGGAACATTACCTCGCCCAACGCTAAAGGTTGCAAACGTAAACAATGCGATCACAACTTTAATGTTGACGTATAATCCTTTGGGCGCAAAGGTTCAAAGGATTCGCACGTTTGCCAAATTCATCGATACGACTAACTTTAATCAGGAAGTACCTTTTGCAGTTGAGTCAGATGTTGCCGACGCCTTGACCACAGAAGGCGGCGATTCTTTGATAATGCAAACCTTTAACGACACAGCAGACGATAATGCCAAGATTGTGGAAACTTGGTATATCGATCGAGTTTCGGGCGAGAACCAACAATTTGTTGAATTTGAGCTTGCACCAAAGATTGATTTGGTCAACGTAAGTCTGCCGCGCAGAACTATTGAGGAGTTTTGCCCTTGGAAGTACAGAGGAACAGAGTGCGGCTACAAGGGAGACAAGTGTTTTACGGTTAACGACACGTTGCTTGCTGCAGCAGACAAAGTTGTTGATGCCAATGGAAACGTGACTAACGACATTTGTGGCAAGCGTTTATCAAGTTGCAAAAAGAGGTTTGGCGGCAATGTCGATCTACCCTATGGCGGGTTCTATGGGGCAAGACTTCAGGCTTAATGCTGTAAAGCACGCCAAGACTGTTTGCCCCAA